AAAATATGGATTTGTTTGATGACGCAGAATATAACTTTAAATTAGATTCTATTGATATAAATCTAGGTATTAAACCAAACGGAGAGTTTAAAAATTCAGATACGAAAATAGTGGTTTCTGGAAAAAAGGGTAGTATTAAATTTCAAATCAGACAAAACAGTGCTGGATTTAATAACTTAAAAATAGAAGGAACTGATCTGGGGGCAACCTCGGCCCGATTGGGAAAGGTTCCATTGGTAATGGCCGAGAAAGTTTTCAATCAAGAAAAATTAAATTGGAATAATGATAATAGCAAGTTTCCGCAAACTTATGCAGAATTTAATAAAAATTACGACCATTTTTTATATAAGTTTAAAAAAATTAAACAGTATACTGGAATCACAGAAAATAATTTTAAGAAAAATTTTATGTCTGCGTACAATAGCAGCAGACCAGATTTTGCACATAGTAAATTGATGCAAATGCATCTTGTATGTGAGATTGTTTCTCTAAGGGGAGAAAAACTGGACGATCTACTTACTACGATGGCATATCTCGCACAGAAAAAAGGAAAAATCTTTGGCCCATTTGGAAAGTTATACTAATGAAAAGTTTTAGAACACATTTAATAGAATCAAAAGCAGGAAAAAATCTTCACTTAGAACATCTTGAAGATGAAATTATAAACAATGGAATCAATGGTGGCAGAGCTGCAATCAATTTTCTCCGCGCATTAAGAGATATGCTTTCTGGCGAATCTGGATCAAAGATTAATATGACAGTAAAGTGGGATGGAGCTCCCGCTATTTTCGCCGGAACAGACCCTGCCGATGGCAAATTCTTTGTTGCAAAGAAGTCTGTCTTTAATGCAGTTCCATTGTTATATAAAAGCGTTAAAGAAATTCAAGATGCAGATTTGTCTCCAACTCTGAAATCTAAATTTGCAGTTGCTTTTAAGGAATTGTCTGGACTAGGTATTAAAGATGTTATCCAAGGTGACTTGATGTTCACTGATGATAAGGCAGATAAAAAAATCGATGGTGAGTCGTATGTGACATTTCAACCAAATACATTGGTATACGCAGTTCAGAAAGATTCTGCAATCGGAAAACAAATATCTGCGGCCAAATTGGGAGTTGTGTGGCATACAACATATAAGGGCAAAGATTTGCAAGGAATGACTGCATCATTTGGTGCTAATATTTCTGGACTGAAAAAATCATCTTCCGTTTGGATGGACGATGCAACATTCAAGGATGTTTCTGGTTCTGCAAAATTTACTGCAACAGAACTGAAGGCAGTAAATAGTTCATTATCATCTGTTGGTAGAAAGTTTAAAAAAATTAAGGCCAATGATTTTAAGGCCTTTGTTAGTATGCAAGACAAAACATTTGTAAAGGGATTATCTGGTGGAAGCTTTAAAACCTATCTGAATGCATATATCAGAGAAGGGCAAGATATTTCAACCAAGAATATCAAACAATTGGGATATTCGATGTATGTCAAAAAGTTTTTCGACGAAAAGGTTATCTCAAAACTCAAAACTGAGAAATCTAGAAAAATTAAAGAGGAACTGAGAGATGACCTAGTCAAGAAATTGATGAAGTTAGACTCTGTTGTTTATGCTATTGTAGATTTCATGGAAGAGTTGATTACTGCAAAAACTCTAATTGTAAATAAACTAAATAGTATAAAACAAATGACAGATATTTTTGTTAGAACTGATAAGGGTTATAAGGTATCAAATCCAGAAGGATATGTTGCCATTGACCATACTGGAACTAATGCAGTTAAGCTAGTTGATAGGATGGAATTCAGTTTTAATAACTTTACTGCAGCAAAGGCATGGGATAAGTAAATGGATATTAAACACATCATCGAAAAAATTAAATTAGAAGAGGGAGTTAACGATCCTTCTATTTTTAAAGCAGTTTTTCTTGCTGGTGGGCCAGGTTCTGGTAAATCGTTTATTGTAGGTAAAACTGCACTTAGTTCTTTGGGAATGCGAGTTGTAAACTCTGATCCCGCATTTGAAAAGGCCCTGCAAAAAGCAGGCTTAAAAATGGAACCAGATGATATTTGGTCAGATGCAGGGCAGGCTGCCAGAGTTGCATCTAAGAGGGTTACATCTAAACAGCAATCGCTCTATGTGCAGGGTAGGTTGGGTTTGGTTATTGATGGTACAGGAAAAGATTATGATAAGATCTCTAAGCAGAAAAAACAATTAGAAAAGCTTGGTTATGAGACTGCAATGATTTTTGTCAACACAAATTTAGAGACAGCAGTTGCAAGAGATGCTGCGAGAAGTAGAACTCTGGGTGCAACCGAAGTTGGTAAAATGTGGAAGGGTGTGCAAGATAATATCGGAAAATTCCAAAGAACATTTAAAGCAAAGATGTTTATTGTAGATAACTCTGATGGTGCAGATTTCGAAAGAGATGTTATGGCAACATATAGATCAATATCAGCATGGGCGAAGAAAACTCCTACAAACAAAGCTGCAAAGAAATGGATTGATGGCCAAAAGGCAAAAAGAAATATTACGGAAATTGTTGACAATGAAGAAATTAATGAGATGAGAGACTTTGTATCTGAAACCGCTGAGATGATGATGCGTGATATGGTTATAATGTCTAAAAAAATAGATGAATTGATGGAAGCGATGGAAGCAGAAATGGCTAGACCGCAAATGGATGAATTTGACATTGAGCCTTGGATTGTTTCTAAAGTGACCAAGGCGAAGGATTATATCGATTCTGTTTATGACTATGCGGTTTTGGATAACGACGAGGATATTGACTAATGAAACCATTTTCTTTCTTTTTGAAAGAGGGTGTTAAGCTCAAACTCATTCGTGGCAAAGACATGGATGTTTTGAAGATGTGGAATAAAGGTGATAAAAAGTGGGTTGAACTTAGGGGTAAGAGTGGATTTGAAACGAAGTATGATCCAAAAGACCCACTACATAAGGCAATCACTGCTCTTGGAAAGTCTGCAAGTATATCAGACTTTATGAATGGGGATGAGGTAAGTATTAATCCAAAACATGCAGACGGTAAAAAGGCACTAAAGATGATTAAAGGACTAATGAAATGAAAAGCTTTAATACATTTTTAGTTGAGGCCTCAGGTAAAGGACTAACAATCTTTGACATAGATGAAACTATGTTTATAACTAAGGCAGAAGTAAAGGTTGTTAAAGATGGAAAAGTTGTTAAAAAATTAAACAATCAGGAATTTAATACATATAAGAAAAAATCTGGAGAAAAGTTTGATTTTGGGGAGTTTAAAAGTGCAGAAGTGTTTAATAAAACTTCAACACCGATTGCCAGAATGATTAATAAAGTAAAGGCAATACTGAAAAATGCAACTAAGGCTGGTTCAAAGGTTATTATTGTAACGGCAAGACCAGATTTTGATGACAAAAAATTATTTCTTGATACATTTAAAAAACAAGGGATTGATATAGATAAAATTTTTGTGGAACGCGCTGGAAATTTAGGTTCTGGCCCTGCTGCGGATAATAAGAAAGTTATTTTTAAAAAGTACTTAGATACAAAAATATATAAAAGAATTAGACTGTTTGATGATGCAAATTCAAACTTAAAAATGTTTCTAAGTTTACAAAAAGAATATCCAGAAGTATCTTTTGAGGCATTTCTGGCAAAACATAATGGATCAGTTAAGAGGGTAAGATGAAAAGCTTCAAACAATTTCAAAATATTGAAGAAATGGTGCAGTATCATGTAGAAAATGAGATATCTCTTTTAGAAAATGTATTCAGAGTTGGTTCTGAACATTATTTTGAAACATTTAATAAAGCAAGAACTATGTATTATGATGGACAAATCATATTAGATGATTATGATTTAGAAGTCATAGAAACTGACATTGGCGAATATGCCATGTATGAGGGTGAACATGTTCCTTTAGATTGTCCTCTATACGAAGAAGATGATAATGTAGAGTTGAACAAGCCAAAAAGAGGTGGTTCCAAAAAGTATTATGTGTATGTAAAAAATGCCAAGGGTAATGTCATCAAAGTTTCTTTTGGAGACACTACAGGTTTGACTGCAAAGATTAATGATCCACAGGCAAGAAAGAGTTTTGTTGCGAGACATAATTGCGATCAAAAGAATGATAAGACTAAGCCAGGTTATTGGGCATGTAGACTTCCTAAGTATGCGAAAGCATTAGGCCTCTCAGGTGGCGGTAATTTTTTCTGGTAGGAGATATAAATGAATAATAAATTTAGTATAGGTGTTGTGATTGCAATAGTTCTACAAGTGAGTGCGTTTGTTTGGTGGACTGCCCAACAAGCACAAACAATTATGCAACTTGAAACGGAAATGGCGGAACTTACAGCAAAAACAGAACAAGAAAAACAATTTAATTTACAGAGAGATGTTGCGGAACTAAAATTACAATTGATAGATCTAGAAAATAAAACTGGAGAAGTGTTTGAGATGTTGTCGAATAATATCGATGATAGATTTTCGAACATGGGAAAGTATGTTGATGATTCTAATAATAATCAAAATGATGTTGATTTAAAAAATCATGAACACTATTTGTCGTTATTTGGAGCTATCGAAACTGAATTTGCAAAACATGAATCGTGGATTGACGAAATTGAATATGCGATAGATCAATTATTGGGGGAAGCAGAAAGACTTCAAGCAGAACTTGATAGAAAAATTGCAGAATTAGACAAGAAATTGAGTGATAGGATTAGTGATAGGTGAGACCATACTCTGAATATAATAACTCTGACCATTTTATAAGAGAATTTTCACATGATGTTGATAATAAAGAACTAGTTTGGCATAGAGATAGAGAAGACAGATTAGTAGAAGTGTTAGAATCTGATGGATGGGCATTTCAATATGATAATGAATTTCCCTTTGAGTTATTGAGAGGGATGGTGTTTAAAATAGATAATCACAAATACCATAGAGTGATTAAAAACGAAAACAGCGGAAAACTGCTGATAAAGATATACGAAGGACAGTTAAATGACTGATGACATAGATTTTGGGTTTACTGCTGTAGACGAAGAAGAGCTTAGAAGTATTGCTCCTTCTCAGGCGTCCGAAGAAGTATCTGAAAAACTTGAAAGCACTGGAGAGGGCCTCAAGTTGTTGGAATATAAGATGGATAATGTAGTTGATAAACTAAGTGAAATGTTGGATGAAGTGGAAACAGTTAAAGAGTATTATAGTAATGAAAAGGTAATTGTTAATTCTAAACTTAAAGAGGTCGAAGACTTGATTCTACCGCTCCTAAATAATTTGATGAAGAATAAAGAAAAAGAATACATCTTCTGGCCTAATAGAGAAGCAATCATTACACAGCAGATAGAGCGTATTACGAGCATTACGAGAACAGAGATATGAAAGACACAGTAGTTTTTACATTTGGTAGATTTAATCCACCAACAACTGGACACGAAAAGTTAATAGAAAAAGTTGCCGCAGTCGCTAAAAACGAGAGTGCGGATTTTATGGTCTTTCCAAGCCATTCTCAAAATCCTAAAAAAGACCCATTAACTCATAAAGACAAAATATCGTTTATGAAAAAAATGTTTCCAAAATATTCTAGAAACATTATAAACAACAAGAAGGCAAAGACTGCAATCGATATTGCAACTATGTTATATGAAATGGGATATAAATCTTGTACTATGGTTGTAGGTGGAGATAGACTTACCGAATTTAAAACTCTACTCAACAAATATAATAGTGTCAAGGGTAGACACGGTTTTTATGATTTTGAAGGTGGTATTAGTGTAGTATCTGCTGGAGAAAGAGATCCAGATGCAGAAGGTGTTACTGGTATGTCAGCATCTAAAATGAGAGCAGCAGCTGCTGCAAATGATTATGATAGTTTCAAAAATGGTTTGCCTAATAAATTCGAAAAAACAACAGGTAAAAAATTGTTTGATGTTTTGAGGAAGTCTATGAATATCAGTGAAGAACTTGCTACATTTTTAGATTCTGTAAACGGAGATTTATCAGAATTTTTAGAAACCGATTTTGTGGAGTGTGTGGACGATGCAGATGATAACGAATTATATGAGTCAGTATACAAAGAGTTTTTTGCAGAAAGAAGAGTTGCACAAGACAAAGATATCGAAGACAGAAAAGGTACGCAACCTAAAAAATACTACGCAAAAGATGCCGATGGCGATGAAATGTCTAAATCGACAAAACAAGCGAGAGCAAGACATTTTGCGAAGAAAAAATCAGGCCCTGCGCCAGGCGATGCAAATGCAAAAACTAAAGAATCAGAACACACCAAAAAGTACAGACAGATGTATGGTGAAGCTCTTGATAAACCTTACGCAATAAAATGGGAATATTTAAAACCAAAAGGCCCTTCGAGCGCTATCGCAAAACTTGATGATGGTAGTGCGTTAGATATTCATATCAGTGAAGATCCAGATGGCATTTATGAGATAGAATTTGCAAGAGGCCAATCTAAAAAGAACATGGCTCGAACTGGTCAAGGTGATGAGTTTAGAATTTTTGCAACAGTCCAAGCCGCTATGTTAAAATGGTGGAAACAATTAGACAAAACTAGTGCCAGAAAAATAACTTTTTATGCAAATAAACAAGACGGTAATAGAGCAAGACTTTATAAAAGATTTTTAAAGATGTGGGGAGCAAAATCTAAATGGGATATCGAAGTTAATGGTAATGCCAAACCAGGCCTTGTGGCGTATACTTTAACCAATCCGACCCCTGAGAAATCCAAGAATGATAAAAAAACATTTATGCAAAAATTGTTTAGGAAAGAAGAAGTAATAGAAGAAGGCAATCAAATGGGATTGATTGGATTGAAACAGATTAAAGCATTTGAGAAAGTAGTAGATCAACTATTTAAAAAGTTTGATATCGATTTCAATTTTACAAGACACTTTGGTGATAGAATGGATGACGATAGAAACAATCCAAACATCACAATGAAAGAACTTGCTGATTTTATTAAGAAAGTATATGCAAAAAAGGGCAAGTCTATCAAAGGTATGGCTGGTGCTGAAGCAGTACTAAAGGATATTCAAACTGATATCAATATTCCTGTTGCTATCACTTATGATAGAACTAATGATGAATTTGATGTTGTAATGAAAACTATCATGCGTAAGAAAAATTTCAAAACGCCTGATAAAGTTATTAAATATGAAGAAAGAGATTATAAAAAAGAGCGTGAACAGTATCATGGAACACCAGAGCAAATGGAGAAAAACCGAGCCAGAAAACGTGCAAGATACGCAATGGAAAAGGCTGGTAAGGCAAAGCGTGGCGATGGCAAAGATGTACACCATAAAGATAATGATCCATTAAATAACGATCCAAAAAACTTGAGTTTGGTATCTCGACATTATAATAGAAAGGAACCTAGAATGAGAAAAGAGTCTCCAGATTATATCGAAGAAATTTCTAATATGCGCCGCATGAAATTGGTTAATAAAATCAAAAATTCTGGCGTTGTTAAAAAAGGTTCTATGTCAAAAGATGACAAAAAGAAAGACAAACAGGAAGGTGCTGGACATTCTGCTGCACAAAGAGCAGCGATAGCAATTTCTAAAAAAGAAAAGGCCGGAAAGCCAGGCTATGATTCAGAAGGTAAAAGTCTGAAAAAAGAGGCTGATGGATGCTGGAATGGATATAAACAGGTAGGTATGAAAGAGAAGAACGGTAAGATGGTTCC